AGCACCGCTAGTACCAAAAATTAAAAATAATAGTCCGTTAATATAACATGCTGGGCACATATTCTTCTCCTAAGTGTTTATGGTGGAGGCGCCGGGTACCGCCCCCGGGTCCTGTACAACGTTTGTTATGCTTCTACATTGTATTATATTTATAGCATAAAAATCTAAAAAAGTCAATAAATAATTGTATGAAACTTAAAGAACGTTTAAAAAAGTGGTGTACTGTTGATCATTGTGTTGATGTATTTGTCGACATATCATTGCTAATCTTTGACGTGATTAGCTCGCCTGTACTTATTGTTGTACGATTGATACGTTATGCAATAGGTGAATGGGTAACTGATAAAGTTAAAGCAGGACTTAAAAAAATAGTAGGTTACTTTCAACGTAAACGTGCTTATAGACTAAAACACGGATACGGTCTATTTAGAACCTACTGGTTTTTAATTATAACAAGCCCTATAATTTTTACAGGACTATTATATGCTATTGGACTAGTTTGGGGAGTTACAGAAGGTATTGACTACAGTATTACTAATTTTGAGAATACAAACGTTCACTAAAGTCCTCTGATTAACCCGGGTGTTTCAACTTGTACAAGGCTACTTGTATTCTTTAAATATGCTTGTTTAATAGCATCTACAGGCGGGCAAGTCATTGTTACTCCAGTTTTGTAGATACTAACTATCTTTGTTTCCCAGTCAGCACTAATCATCATAGGCGCCATTATTGGTCCTTTATCTTGTACAACTACTGCAAGAGGTTTGATTACCTCATAACAGTCTATTTTATCTTCGGCAAGTTTTGCAATTATTTCTTCGCCTGTGTTTAGTCTAAAAACGATTACATCGTCTTTCTTAAAGTTCGAAGTTACTAACATCGATATTTCCTACTCTGTTGTTTAATTTTTTAGTGTAAGTTAATCCAAGATCTACTAACTTTTACTTGTAACTTACTATCTGTGGTGTTGAAAATTACACTACCGTCAGCAGGTGCATTTAGTGCATCACGCTCTATAGTCGTTAACTGTGCAAATTCAATGACACTTGTAAAACTTAAATTACCACTACCATCTGTTTTGAGCAATTGGTTTGCAGTACCATCCATGGCTGGCCACTTTATATTGTTTAAACTAAGTGTGCCAACGTCTCTGTGTGTAGTGATGTTTGAACCACTTATGTGTACATTTTTAACTGTTAAGTTATGATATGCAACTACTTCGCCACTTGCTTTAACAATAAATTTATTATCGTTGTGTTTGTCTGCTACACTTAGTATAGCCAAACTACCATGCGTATCTCGTGCTTTGCTACCTGACAGGCCTGCTCTAATCCGTAAGCCTAGGCCAGTGTCGCTTTGATTGTCAATTGTAAGTGAATAGTCGGAGTGGGTTTGGTTTATTAACACTTTGTTAATACCCTTTTTAGAGTTTAAAGTCACCAATATCGATATTTCCTAATTTTTCATTGAGCGTTTCTTTTCCAGTTGCCCTTAAACCATCATAGCCACCTTCGACTATAAGTTTGTTTCCATTATAAAGTTGAGGTACTGTTCTGTGTCCATTACTTTTAAGAAACTCTAAGGCTGTAGGGTCCTGAGTTACATTTTTTTCTTCGTATGGTATTTCCCAATCAGTTAGTAAACGTTTTGCCGCTGTACAAAACCCACAAAGGTCACCAGTATAAATTGTGATCATAAACTAAATCCTTTAAATGATTGATCACTTACGTCTTGCTTAGTACCACCACTTACATAACTACTGATTTCTGTTTCTTGTGGTGCTACTTGTACTTCTGCTCCACTGATCCAGTTTTGAGTCCAAGGTAAAGGATTGCTTCCACCTTTATACGGACTTGTTAATCCTACTGCTATCATACGTTTATGAGCAGTCCATTCTACATAGTCTTTTAATAGTTGTGCATTTAACCCAATCATTGATCCATCTTTAAACAAGTAATCTGCCCATGCACACTCTTGTTCGACTGCATCTACGAACATCTGTTCACAATCTGCTTTTGTCTCTGCTGAAATCTTAATAAAGTCTTTGTCGTCTTTTGGGAGAATCTTTAGTAATGCCTGTGTACTTGCTAAGTGTACATTTTCATCACGGCAAATAAACTTAATAATCTTAGCATTACCTTCCATCTTCTTAAGTTCAGCAAATGCCCAACTACATGCAAACGATACATAGAAGCGAATGCCTTCTAGTATGTTAACACTATTAATTGCTAACCAAAGCGATTTCTTTAGTTGGTACTCGTCTACTACGACTGTTTCACCGTTAACTGTATGTGTTCCAACACCTAGTAACTGAAACTTTAAACTTTGATCGATAAGGTCATCATAGTAACCACTAATATCATCTGCACACTCAACAATCTCTGGAATGTCCATTAGTTCATCAAATACCTTACTTGGGTTTGAATATACATTACGAATAATATGTGTGTAACTTCTACTGTGTATTGTTTCGCTGAACGTCCATGTTTGTACCCATGCTTCTAGCTCTGGAATACTAATTAAAGGTCCAAATGCTTCTGTTGGTGCTCTGCCCTGTACACTGTCTAACAAGATCTGTCTCTTAAGGTTGCTTGTAAAGATGTGCTTTTCGTGTGTAGTTAGATCTTTAAAATCTTTTGAGTCACCAGTAATATCTACTTCTTCCGGTCTCCAAAAGAAACCTAACTGCTTATCTGTGAACTTATCAAACTGGCGATACTTTAATGCATCATATCGTTGAATAGTGACTCCTCCTGACGGGTCTAGGAAGGCTTTACTCTCTACGTGGTTCTTTTTATTTTCACTATTGAAAACGCTCATGACTTTTTCCTTTTATATTACACATGCTTCACAGTCGGCATCATCAATGTCTCCCTGCGGCAAATCATCCAGTTTAGATACGTCAATTTCACCTTGACCATCATTGGTATTAAAGTAGTATAGTTGTTTGCCGCCATACTTGTAAAACATTAACAAGTGTTGCAACATTGTACTCATTGGAATCTTTTCATCTTCATAATGGATAGGATTATAACTAGTGTTTACACTAATACCTTGATCGATATATTTTTGCAACACTGCCATAATTTTTAAGTATCCAACCGGTGACTCTTGATTCCATAGCAACTCGTATTTATTCTTTAACCTTCGAAACTCCGGTACTACTTGCTTTAAAATACCGTGCTTACTTTGTTTAACACTTACAAATGCACGAGGTGGTTCTATTCCATTTGTACTGTTTGAAATTTGTGCAGAAGTCTCTGCAGGCATCAAAGCCATCAACGTACTATTACGAATGCCTGTTTCCCTTAACTGCTCACGCAGTGCAGGCCATGGCATTCTCTCGATGTGTGGCACCAGCTCGTCTACATCCTGCTTGTATGTCTGGTTTGGGGTCAAGCCATCACCGTATTTTGTTTCGTTAGTTCCAGGACAAGCACCATGTTCTACTGCAAGATCCGCCGAGGCTTTGATTAAGTAGTAACTCCATGCTTCTGCATATTCATCTATTAATGCTAGATTAGGATCACTGTAATTTGTTTCGTTTTTAGCAAGCCAGTAAGCAAGGTTAATAATACCAACGCCCAAAGGTCTACGTTTCATTGTACTACGTTCAGCCGCCTTTACAGGATAGTTTTGATATGTTAACAATGCGTCTAGTCCACGTACTGCAAGGTCACATGGTTTCTTAAAATCCTCAGGCTTTTTAACATTACCCCAGTTTACTGCACTTAATGTACACAATGCAATTTCACCTTCTTCATCGTCAAGTCCTCTTAACGGCTTTGTAGGTAAGTTGATTTCACAACATAAGTTGCTTTGTTTAACTGGTGCTAACTCCGCTTTGAATGCCCCATGGTCGTTTGCATGATCTACATTCATAAGATATATTCGTCCAGTATTCTTACGTTCTTCCATAAACGCACTAAACAAGTCACTAGCACGAACTGTCTTTTTACGTAATCTTGTATTACGTTCAGCACGTTCGTATATCTCTTTAAACTTGTCTTGATCGTTAAAGAAAGTTTCATAAAGACCAGGTACGTCACTAGGCGAGAATAACGTAATGTTTCCGCCACTGATTAATCTTTCGTACATTAACTTATTAAACTGTACTCCATAATCCATATGTCGTACTCTGTTGTCTTCTGTACCTTTGTTGTTTTTAAGAACAATAAGATCTTCTACTTCGTAATGCCAAATAGGATAATATAGTGTTGCCGCTCCGTTACGTACTCCACCTTGCGAGCAACTACGTGTTGCTGCCTGAAACATTTTGTAAAACGGAACAACTCCTGTATGGTATGCATCACCATTTCTAATAGGCGATCCTAGAGCACGGATATTCCCTGCACCTATACCAATACCTGCCTTTTGACTTACGTACTTAACGATACTGCTAGTAGTAGCATTAATGCTATCCAAACTATCATCAGTTTCGATAAGAACACATGAACTGAACTGTCTCTGTGGTGTACGAACGCCAGCCATAACCGGTGTAGGAAGACTAATGTCAAAATTACTAATAGCATCATAATAATCCTTTACATACTGTAAACGTGAACTAGCCGGATACTCAGCAAACAAAGTTGCCGCAATTAGCATATATGCTACTTGTGGTGTTTCGTATATTTGCCCTGTAACACGATTCTGTACAAGATACTTGCCACGCCATTGTTCCATAGATGCGTAAGTAAGGATTTCATCACGTTCATGTCTTGTGTATGTGTCTAATATTTCCCATTCTTCAGCAGTATATTGCTCAAGAATAGCATCATCATAATAACCAGCATCAATATTGTGCTTAACTGTTTGCAGTAATGGCCATGGTGTAAAACTATCATAAACATTCTTACGCAAGTGGTAATTAATTAAACGTCCTGCTACCCATTGGTAGTTTGGGTTTTCTTCGCTAATTAAATCAGCGGCACTTTTAATTAAAGTTTCCTGTATTTCACTACTTGTAATACCACTATAGAACTGTAAACTACTTTTGATTTCAACTTCACTTGCACTTACGCCTGTGATGCCTTCGCAAGCATAAAATACAACTTTGTGCATCTTTTCGATGTCTAATAGTTCTTCCGTTTCGTTACGTTTCTTTACTTGAATATCTGTCATTAATTGATAGTCCTGTTTTTATAGATATTGTTCTGCATTAAGATCTTCTGCATCGAAAGTACGATACAAATCTGTATTATTGATCGACGTTGTATTTACGACATCTTGGTGGTGAATATTAAGAGCATATTTCTCACATACAATCACTGCCGTGTCATAACCCGACTTACTGTTATATATTACTACACTTAGGTCCCGTTTGTCAAATCTTTCTGTTAAAAAAAGTGTATAAAACATACCCAAAGCTCGAGAGGCTTCACAGTACATATTGTCAACAAGTAGTGTCCAAGGATCAGGCCAGTTATCGCAACTGTCTAATTCTAAGTAATGATTAACTAACGGAGCCTTTTTCCACAAGTCCGTTGTTTGCTGAAGCATTTCCATCCTGTCAAGATGCTGAATACTTTTTCTGAATTTACGCCATTCAGAGAGTCGATCCTCCGGCCGTAGTTCAAACATAGTGACCTTTTATTTTATTTTATTTTAGGGTTTCGATACGATAGTGTAGTGATGGTGCAGTACCTGTGCTAGTTGAAGTATACTGAATAGTGCCTGTAGTAACATCGATTCCAAAACCAACACCTACGTCTGCATTTTCAATTCTTTCTTCGTCTAAACTATAACCAGAAGTATTACTACCTGTTACAGTTAACACACCTGTGGCACATGCTTGTCCTCTATTAATAGTAAAATAGACTCGATGATTAGTAACTATTGATTCGTCAAAGTCAATACCAGTAGTTGTTGCAACAGAAGTATTGTCTACTAATGTGCTTAACACACCCGGTTGTTGATAATGTGTTCCGTAAACAATGTGTTCACCTGCAACTAAACCATACACACGTTTATTGTTTGTTTCAATTCTAGCATGAGTTGCGGCATCTGCATCATTACGTTCAAAACTATCACCAATACTGTAATTGTTATCACTGTTAATATCAATTACAGGTGCTAATGGTCCACCTGCTCCAGCAACACCGCTTGCAGTCATTACTTTAAATGTATTAAATGAACTTACAAAGTCTTTAACTGAAAATACTTTAACTGCTGAATGATGTATGTCATCAAATAAGCAATTATTAACTTTTACGCCTGCAGGTCCGTTACCTATAATGTTTTCACCTACTACTACGCCCTGGTAAAGTAAATGAAAATTGCATTTATCTAATACAACGTTATTAACTTCTGTATCAATAACAAATGCCTTGCTTGCTCGTCTGTAGTTACAACGATTAAATGTTATATGATAACTTTGATCAGTTGATTCTTTACTAACTTTTACACCAACACTTGCAGTTGATGTACTTGGATACGTGCCGTCACTTGCATGATTGCCAGTAAATGTTACATCATCACAATGTACATATTTTGCACGTTCAATTAATATTGCCGGATAAGCAGTTGTGTTTTCAAAACTGCATTGTGCAATAGAAATATTTTCTGGAAAAGTTGCTCCACTTAAACCAATATTTGTACCAGTTTGTTGAGCACTATCAGCAGTTCTTGCAACATAGTCAACTGTTGATCCATTGTACTTAAATATAGTGTGTTCAGCACCTTCGCCAATTATAACTGCATCACTTGGAATCTTAATTGCACTTTTTACAATATATGTTCCTGCTGGAAACAAAATTCTTTTTAAACTTTTACTGTTTGAAGATTCACGACAATATACTTGGAATAGCATCCAGTTAATTTTGGCTGCCATATCAGTTGTTCCGTCACCAACAATACCAAAATCTTTTGCACTTACAACATCATCTAGTTTACTTTGTAACGTTCTTTGTACATTACCGCTACCGCTTTGTGTTTGTGCTGTGTAGCCTGTTTCTGTACCTTTATATGTGTACGAACTAATACCACCTAGTATATCACTATACTGTGTTAAAATCTCTGTATTACCAACTATCGGTGCACCTTCTTCAATAGGTCCATTACCAATATAAAGTTTGCGATTGTCAATTACCCAACCTAATTCGGCTGCGGATAATTGCGGAAGATCTTGCAACAAACCACGTCTATGTTGCACTCTTGAAATTTGAATTACTGCCATTTGTCCACCTTCGTCTATGTAATGTATTTATACATTAATAGTGGTATTTATATAGTATTGCTCTACTCTCTTCCACCACTGCTGGCGCCAATGCTCAAACATATCACCTTCTACAATAAACTCTTGATATTGAGGTTCTGATTGTAAGTTACCCATTTCATCTATCTCTGGCTTAACGCACATTAACACTACACCTTTAGAAATAGTTGTACCATACACTTCGTTATGTGCTTCGGCGTATGCACATAGTTGTAAATAGTAATCTTCAACCCACTCTGGTTTCTTAGGCTTGTTTGTTTGCTTAAAATCCATAATAGCATGTTCGCCATTATGTACTCCTACTAAGTCAGTTGTACCTGCATAAATTCCAGGAAAGAACATAGATACCTCTACACCCCAAACTTCATCAACGTTGCACATACCTTCGCGTATAACAGTTTCAGCCATTGCATGTGATTGCCAACTAAATGGATTTTTGCCACGTTCTTTAATAGTACCATCAATACAATAATTTTCCAGATAGGTATGCATACGTGTACCGCGATTAGCGGCTTCGGTTACAATCGCCTGTGCTTGAAAGTCGCCAACACGCTTTCGCCAACGTGCGAGTCCTTCTTGTTTTTCTTTTGATTGAGTGGCACTAAGAACTGTAGTTACACTAGGAACTGCTAATCCGTCAGGAGTGCTATATAGCCTTTTTCCATCTACACTCTTACGAGTTAAGGCCTTGTAGTTATATTTTTCAGTTATCATAGTATTACTATAACAGGTATTTCGTTAGTAGTCAAGTTCTTTTTTTCAATGCTCGCTTTGCCATTGAATCAACCTTATCAACAGGCTCTAAATCTAAGTCTGCTTTACTTGCAATAGTTGTTTCGTCGCCTGCTAGATTTAGTACTACAGTATCTTGGCTAAAGTCAGCAACAAGAGTCTCAAAGGCCGGGTTGCCTTGTACTAATGTACTGAAATTATCATACGTTAAAGAGACTCCAACCGAACTTGCCATCTGCGCCAAAGCGTCCATACTGATCTCAGGATTAGCACCTGTCTGTTCAGCACGGTTCTTAAGAAAAACTAGCAAACTCATTATCTTATTAGATGAGTCTGTTTCTATTACAATCTCTTCAAAACGCATTATATACGTTCTTCTCTGTCAAATTCGTCACTACCTTCTTGACCTTCGCTACCAGCATCTAAGTCTAAATCTGCACCAGCATCTGTATCCAGCTCCATATCTAAACTGTCATCTGTGGTTAAGTCTGTTGCCGGTTCTGCATTAATCGGCTCTTCTCCAAGTAGTATACGACTTGCACTATCCATATCTGAACGTGCTTGTGTTACTGCATCCATAAATGTTTCTAATGCACCTTTAGCGGCATTAGTAAATGCTTCTGCTTTCTCATTGCCCATTTCATCACGGATTGAATCTGTCAATGGAAGTAATTCTTCGTTCATCATTTCGCCAACATCTTCTAACATACTTTGAATTCTATCAACCATGTCTTTTGACGCTAGTACTAATTCTGCACTTTCCATTTCGCCTTCTTTAAGAACGCTTTCTGAAATGCCTAATGCCTTTTTAGAACGTCTTTGTACCATTTGTAGCATACGAACATTTGCCATCCCACTTGACATAATCTCGTCCATCATATCAATAACTGGCATAAGTCCTATCATTAATGAAGGTGGTACAGTTTTACCTTGCTTGTAAAGTTCCATTGCACGTTTTGCCTTAGCAAAGTTTTGTGTTCCTACTAGCATACGAAGTGATTGGTTTCTCTTTGCATCTGCTCCTGGAAGTTCCTGTTCTGGCTCAATAGCACCATCACCTGGCTTTTCATTAGACGGCTCATCTTTTTCATTAATACCTAAATCGTTTTCAACCATCCATGCTTCAACAGTTTCTTTAGCAAGTTTTGACGCCATATACTTCTTATCTGTTTGATAAGGAGCTGTGCCTTTCTTGGACTCTGTAATCTGTCTATCAATTGCCTTTAGCAACTTTGATGCACGTTTTTCAGTTAACTTCTCTAACTCGAGAGCCATTCCAAAACGTGTGTCTAATAGTTTGTTTAAACTATTACTATGTTTAATTCTGTTTAAATCATTTAATTCCATGTTATTATCCCGGTACCTGTTCTGTAAGTGTATTTAGCCTACTTTTAAATTTTTAAGAAAATCTGTTAGTCGTTGTCTCTTGTTTTTTAACTGACATATACTGTCGTCATAACGTATCCACATTAGTTCTTTTTTAAAAGGGTCTGTTGTTGTTTTAAATCTTGCTAGATAAACATAAGCGTTCTCTACAAGACGTCCGTAATTAGCATCTTCATGTGCTATTAGCCTAGCATCACTGCTGTTTTTACCAATTGTTGCTACGCACCATGCCACTGCACTTGATCGTAGTGTAAATATCTTTTCAATTTGATTTTTATAGGATACATTCCAGTAACCATCTTCCTGCTTGCAAGTGTAGTTTCCTACTCTTACACTGTCTTTATTATCAACAATAACAGGTGTGGTGTCCAATCTTGACTTTACAAAGTCAGAAAATTTCTTAAGATCTGGTCTCTTTGTAATAGTAGAGCTCTCCATTGCGTTTTTTCCTATACAATACACTTTTGTTTACTAACATTAAACATACTTTTAAATGTTTTTGATTAACTTCAGTTAATCTAACTGATGTCTCGAAACTGCCTAAAAATTCTTTTTCTTCTTTTGATAATGATACTCTTACACCATCTGAAAATTCAAAATAACTCATCGAACTACTTGTGTGATTCTATCCACTTAACTGCTTCTGGTTTACTCGGTGCACTTGCTAGAAAACTTCTAACGGCACTCTCTGTCTTGTCAAGACGAGTACTCAAAGTACTACGCATATCTGAACTGTTATCTAATACCAAAAAGTTCGATCTGCCAAACATACCTTGTAGTTTACCTATATTCTTTTGCACTGCTGACCACATTTCTTTAATAAATGTATCAGGCAGACGTCTTGCACGCCTTGCATTTTGTTCTAGATTAGTTTGTAAATCCGTGTTTACAAAAATCATTATTGAGTCATAACCCAATGCATCTAATCTTTCTTTAACTTGTGATATCTTTTCTGCATCTTTAGCAGTACCATCAATAACTAGACCTAACCGGCCTTCTCTGTATAATTCTTCTTGTTTATCGGCTAAATCTTTAGCACGATTGCGTAATTGTTGTCCTTGTACACTAGCAATCTCATCTGGATTACTAATATCAAGCTCTGCTTTTCTCATAAGAAATTCATATGCATTGTCAGGATTAACTACTTTAAGTCCACTAGCCAATGTTGCTACTGTATTTTTATACACAAAGCCTTTACCACTTCCTGGTCCACCTGCTAGGAATATTGCTTTAAATATATCAGGATCATTAACGGCTTCATCAAGTGATGATTCCATCTCAATACTAACTTTTTGTCCTGGACGGATACCGCCTGCAGGCTTTTGACGTCCTGCTGATTTCTTAGATTTTATAATTGGATTTTGGGGGTCTGCGTTATCAATATCTACTTCTGCAGTATCGATTGTAGTTTCAATGCCTGGTTTCTTTGGATCCACCATAGTAACTTTGCTACCTGCAACTCTTGTTACTTTTTGAGGCTCACCTGCCATTTCAAGTATATCATCTAATCGCATTTATCTACTAGCCTTGTTTAGTGCTTGGATTCTTTTGCTTACTGGATTAACTCGTTTTGTTCTTTTTGACTTACGATTCATTTTACTACCAAGTCTTGCTTTAGTCATCTTAAACTTCATACGTTTTTTGATGTCTGGTGCTGCAAAACATGCGGCAGGCTTACTAACAGTTTTACCTTTTAATCTACCAATAGTGCATCTATACTTCCGTACAACTTGGTTACCACGACGGCCCCATGCCATTTTGGTTTCGGTTATCTCTGTATTATCGTCACTGAATAGTTCTAATATAAGCATACTAGTATTTAGTCCAATTGGATTCTATTTAAGAAATAGCTGGTATGCTAGGAAGCCACATGTAGTGCATAAAGTCGTAATAATACCTACACCCCAGTTAATCATTTGTCTGTTGCGAACATCGCGGTCACGGACTACACTGTCTCTGATTTCTCCGAGCACAGATTCTATTCCTATGACACGCCCTTCAAGGTTGTCTATTTTTTCTTCCAAACGTGAGTACCTCGCTGCACATAGTTCAACGTGAGCTTCTAGGCTTGTTTTTTCAATGTCTCGACTTATACTCATTGCTTCCTCAGGACCTCTATGGTCGGTTGATTTTATTGGAGCCTTATAGACTTATGCCTGTGTTTATGCCTGT